GAAGATATAAAAGAAAATAAATTACTTGTTCACAGCAACTACACACTTACACACGGACTTAAAAACTCAACAAAAACAAACAAGAAGAGAACAGTGCCTTTAAACGAACGAAGTCAACAGATTCTGAAAGAACAACCTGAAATAAGTGAATATGTATTTCCTTACGACAGATACTCTTTTATGAGTTTTTTCTACGACAGAGCAAAAGAACTTAAAGAAGCTGGCTTGATAACACATAGGTATCGTCCTTATGATTTAAGGCACACCGCTATAAGTCGTTGGCTTGAAGCGCAAATTCCAGTGGCTCAAGCAGCAAAATGGGCTGGAAACAGCTCAGAAGTTATATGGAAGCACTACGTAAACGTAACACAAGACTACGAAATGCCTATTTTATAACGTAAATAGGCGAAACAATTTCAATGTTAAGATTTGTTGTGGCGCTGGCTTTACCCACGCGGGTCAAGAAAGCGCCCGACGCACTAATAAGAGAGAAATCTGCTGTCCAGTTGGTGTAGTCGTAAATCTGACCAGAAGTAGTCAGAGACAAAAAGTAATCAGTTCCAGGCGTTAAGCTACTGAGACTCGTACACTGAGCATCGACATCAACACGAGTCAAATTGCCTGAACTAACAGAGTCGATAGCAAAACCAACGACAGAAGCATTAGCTCTTTCAGTCCCAATACCTTTAAAAAGAACACCGTTCGACTCAACAAATACAGCATCACCTGCCGTAATGTCTTCACCAGCGTAAAAAGAAGCGATTGCCATATCGACCTAAACAATATTTATAGTTTAGCGTCCCTGGCCGATTCTTTTCTTCCTGCCGTGGTTAGGAAGGCTGTTTCGTCCTTGCCCCTGACGGGTTTTCTTAGGCTTGCGTTCGATCAATTGAGCGTTCTTAGGCTTGGACATAGGTCGAAACGTTGACGGCTAGATTTTAGGTTGAAATCCAGTTCGTGCCATCCCACACCTTCAAGGCGCTGGTTAAGCTGTCATACCAGCCCTGTCCATCGACACTCGGAGAGGGTGATGCTTCACCATATGCAAAGCTCCTAACAGGTCCAGTTTCGTACCACCCACTTGTAGTCGCGTCGTAGACAAAAAGGTTTCCAAGCAATTGATTGAACCAAAGAGTTCCGTCTCTAGGAGGTGCATTGAGTCCAGTGCCGGATGGAGGAACCTCACTCTTAAGTGCAATAGCTTCAGCATTCGTTTGATACCAATCAGGATTCTCTACACCATTACCTGAGGCATAAACAAAAAGACGCCCTTGATTCGTATCAAACCACATGCTGCCGGGTACTACGTTATCCCCAGGCCCACCTGATATAACAGTTTTTGTGCTTTCTTCCCCAGAAATAGTTATAAAACTACCCGAGTAGTTGATACCGACAGAACCCTGAGCGATTGTTCCTACATTGACAACAGAGGTGCCTCCACTAACAGTAATGTATATACCAGAGCCACCTACGACACCAGAAACAACTGCAGAGGCTTCTGTAGATATGCCGGATATGGTTGTATTTAAATCTTCCAGTATGCGTACAACACCCTCGAAAGAGTAGGGATACCCCTGAGGGCATCTTGAATAACTTACTGTGCCCACGCCGCTTACCGTGCTGAGAATGTTTTCAATGACTTGTACGATCCCTTCAAAATTATGTGTGTGAAGAGACCGAGGAGGAGATCCGTGAGTAGGGCACGGAGGACTATTTATCTCGGGCATCTAGATACATACCTCCAACCTCCACTTTAACTGATTCTGGAGTTTCTTTTTCTTCTAAAAGTTCGTGTATTCCCAGGTCTTCAGCTAAAAGCCAGGCAGGCATGCCTAGAGAATTAGCTCGTTCTCTTAGTGCTGACCAGGTTTTTGGTCTAACAGCTTGCCGTGACATGAGACCCATGATACCCAAGTTGTTAGCTGAATTTTAAACCATTATGGAATACTTCGCTAGCCACGCAGTCGTCTGAGATAATCCACTTGAAAACAAATTCTTAGAGCGCCTACTTTTTGTAGGAAATGTCGCCAAATTCGTTTATTTATACTGATATTAAATAATTAATTAGGGTAAATACTGATTTTTGGTTCAATTGTCGTTTGGTCTCTTTAGTTAAATTGCGTTGTCTTGCGCCAATCCCATCGAAAAACTCCTTTAGATAGAAAAGTCTTCTACCTAGGAAAAATGACCGACACTACACTTGTATGCGCTCTAGGCGCTCTGTGTGCTAGTCTTACGGGACAAGAACAAGAACAACACTTATGGACACGCGCCACACCAGGGCAGCCGCGTTGCTTGGCTTGTTGGAGCCTTCGCTACCTGACCCGCCTTCAGGTAAACCAGTAAGTACCGATAGACGAGGACACTGGAGTGTTGAGCACTTCGCCACGGTTGTGCGTTGGTCTTGTCTGTGCGGTCGATCAGAGCCATTCCTTTTGCTCCCGGAGGACTCAGCTCTTGTCAGGCTTCCTTTAGACGGGATCCATTCCTGCGAGGTCTGTCGGACTGAGCTTTTCGCTGCTCGTACAAAAACTCAACGACTGTCAGCTTGGATCAACCAACACCGTGCCTGCCTAAAGGAAGACTCTTGTTTAGAGTTTCCAGACTTAGACTTAAACTGCAAAACTCCAGTCAGAGAAAGGCTTTCTCGCAGGCGCCGGTTTATCTACGAGCAGTTTTGGAAGAAAACAGTGCGCTCAGATACATACGTGCACCTGAGTTGCCAGAATGACTTGTGTATCAATCCCTACCATCTATGTCTGACAAAATCACCAGCAACGAAATTGACGGAGGAAGCTCGCAGGCTTATTGTGACCTTGGCTTCCAAAGGGATATCGACCTGTACGATTCAAGCAATCTTGCAAGAGCAGCACTTTATAAAGCTGTCCGTGAGATCGATACAAAGAACGATAAAAGACATAAACAGATTCAGCAGTTGCGTTTCTTGATTTATGAATTAAAGTCTTTGCAACCTGCTGATCTTAATGAAATTTCGGAGTCGCTTGGTCAGTCCCACACTGTGACCTTGCGGCAGTTGAAGAAATTAAGAAAGCTTGATCTCGTCGTTCGCACGAGATTTGAACATCACACTTTGTACTGCATCAATGGCGATTTCAACCAGTTCATCGAAGACATCCTTGAATCTTTCTACTTCGGAAACGAAGTCTATTAAAGAACCTCTATGGGATTCACGTTTCATTATTCCTAACCTCCCGCCTTGGATTTACTCGGATAATGAGCCTCCTATTTCTGTAACCGATTGTGTAGCAAAGATATCTGCTCTTGAATACACGATTGTTGATATCGATTTACAGATCGATATAAGGCAGTCGGAAATGTCTATGGGCAACAGCCGATATCAAAACTCCTATGACTTTGAAAAATGGCGTTGTCAAGCTCTTAAAGCTAAACAGTCACAATACTACTTACTTAACGCATACAAGTACTGGTTAATACTGAATGATCCCAAGACCCTTGACGAACCCTCAAAGCTCGATAAACTGATCGAGTTGTTGATCGAGGAACCTTCCGACTTCGTCCAGCAAGCCCAAGCACTTCTAGACTAAAAAAGTTGACCAGTAAGAAGGGTCTGGTCAACGTTAGGGGTGCTGGTATCCTTTTCACCCTTTCGGACCAGCGGTAACTCGCCCAGTCTGCCTGGATCCAGGTGGTCAACGGGGAGCCCCTTTGCTTTAAAAATTATGTTTGCCGAAAATCTAAAAAGAGAACTCAAGATTATTTCAGACACACTCAGCAGTATTGATGTTTCACTTCAAATGCTTGCGGCCAAGGACACAGGAACTCCCACGATGCTTGTCGGCAAAAAAATTGTTGCTCAACGACTCGGGGTTCCAGCTATAGCTGTAGACAAATTAATTCACCAAGGAGTTGCATCCAGGGGAAAATCAGGCTTAATCGAAGGAAGACACTACTGCAAGCTTGATCCGGATGAGAACAACCCTTCTAAATTCTTGTATGATGCTAATGAAATTCTTCAATCGGCTTGGAGCAACTTTATTTATGACTGAGTTTTCTAAGAACGCTAAAAAGATTCAAGCTCTTTTTCAAGGCAACGAAGCGGAGCGAATGCTTTCCGCAAGTGTTATCCGCACTATTTTGTCGGACATGATACGTCTTTATTTTGAGAATAGAAAAGCTAAAGGCAAAGGATGTTTAGTTTTTAATCCTGATGAACCCGAGACAAGTAAGTATATAACTGTCAGAGAACTTGAGCAGGATTTAGCCATTGCTCAAGAAGCTATGGATCGAGAGATTACTAATATGTTTGAAAAAATTATCAAGGTTATTGAAAAAGAAGATAACGACGAACAAGCCATTGTCTCAATGGTGTCTGATGAAGGTTTGCACATTCATCTGATCGATGCAGACGAAGCAAACAAACGAATCGATGAAGCAGCTAACGGATTGATTCTCTGATGCCACGCAAAAAACGACCGGAACCGAAACCAAAATTTAAAATTGGTGATCGAGTTAAAGACAGAAACCGACTGTCTTATTGTTTCTCCAGTCCTAACGCTGCCGAGTGTCAAAAACTATACGGTGAGATTAGAACAGGAGTTATCGAAGATGTAGTTATGAAAACAATAGCGAACGGAACAAGGCATATTTATTACGAAGTTATCTGGGACGATAAGAAAACACCAAGCCAACACAGTCAAATGCGATTGGTTTTGGTCGAAGACTAGATACTGATGGTCTTAGCCTCTAAAGATTTTGTCTCTCCTCCAGAATTAGTTGCTACAACAACTGCTTTTTTAGGAGGAGAAATTTTTTTAGATCCAGCTTCAAGTGAACACGCAAACGCAGTTGTTCAGGCAACTAGATATTTTGATTGGAAAAATAATGGGCTAACTCAAGAGTGGAAAGGTAAAAATATTTATTTATATCCACCCAGAGACATATCAATAAAAAATGAGCAGCCTAAGTCCACGCGGTTATTTGAAAAATCTAAATACTTTAAGAAGTCAAACCAAAGAATCTGGCTTGAGCTTGCCTACGCTAAATGGTTAAGAAAAGAGTTTGACGAAGGAATTGTATTTATTACGTCTACAGAAGTTGCTTTACTCGTGACGCAGAAAGCAGGAATCGATCTCCCGGTTTGCATACTTAAAGATCACCCAAAACTTTTAACAGACGACAAAACTTTAAAACCTTTAAAACAGTCAAGAGTTTTTGGATTTGTTTTTTATTTGCCTTCAGTTACAGACTATCAACGTCGAATCCATGATTTTCGCCAACAATATAGTGATCTCGGTCGTGTATATTTCTAAGATCTTCACGAGACTCCCAAGATTCGTCAGGACCATAAGGATGGCGCTCGCCAAATCCAAAACCAACGGGACGACTTTTTTGTAGGGATTGTCTTAGCTCTCGCTTGTATTGTTGTTTCTCGTTTGCGCCAGCAAAAATACGACCCGCTAGACGAAAAGCAGGGTTTTTTTCGACGTGGTATTCACGACGAAAAATACTTGAATAACCCCTTCTTTCAGCAGGGCGCCTGCCTAAAGACATTTTATTAGTAAATCGAGTAAAGACATTTTATGAGTAAGTCGAGTAAGTCATGAAATCTTTTTTAGCTTTATCGCCGCCGTAATAATCGGTCATTGCCTGGCGCGTATATTGTTGTTGAGGTTTATAACCTTCATTTTTAGGGTTTAAAAATGCTTGAGTCTGAGGGCCTGAATAATCAAACATTTCTCCTGTTTTTGCAGCTTCCATATATTTATTTATTTGCGCATCGTATCGACTAGGGTCGACAGAAACCACTGGGGGATTTTTAGCAAGCTCCATGCTCTCACGACTAAAAGGAGAGTATGAATCTAAAACACCTCGCAGATCACTTACTTCTTTCGAATAATCTAATTTACCAAAACCTGCTGCCGTTTCAGGAGTAGCTGCCATCCCAGCAATCCTAGGCGTAGCGCCGTAAGCACGAAGAGGACCTTCATCGTAATAAGTGCCTGGATAACCCAATAGAGCAGTATATTCTTCTGCTGATGTCTGACCGGTTACACTATATGTAATGTCCTGGAGAATACCGCGAGTTTGATCTGCAGTGGTGTCGCTTAAAGAATTTGTATAATCAGCAACTTCTTGAGTGCCCGCAAAGATAGCATCGAAGCCATAAGGGTCGCCGCTAAATGCACGAACAACATTACCGGCTGCATCTAAGTACTCAGGAATTCGTGCCCACCAAGGGGTAGATCCTCCGGACGACCCGCCAAAGACATTAGAAGTAGCGGGTAAATTTGTATAATCACCTACTGTGTTCCACCCTGTATTAAAAACAGATGAGCCACCACCAAAAATATCTCCACCTAAATTAAAATCACTAGGGTTTGCGACACCTCCAAATCCACCAGGAGCACCAAAAGTCATTAGTTCTACAAGCGTTACCTAAATTATACTTCTAAAGCAAAAAATCAACGCTGGAAAGCTTTCATAGCTTGTACTAATGCGTTACTAACATTGCTGGAAAAATTATTTTGCTGCTTACCCAACCTTTGTCGAGCTAAGGCAGAGGGATCATACGTACTTGTTTGATCTGCTTTGTCCTCTATGTAGGTAGGTTGATTTAACTCTGCTCTGCCGCGAGCGGCTACATCGCTCAGACCTGATCGTTGATTTAAAAGACCTCCTAGAAGACCTAAAGCATCCATTACGAATGCAAGTTCATTTTTAGCTTCAGTTGATTTTGGATCTACTTCAGTTTTATTAGTAGGGTTTGCAGCGTAATTAACATCACCGCCAGAAGAAGGTGCACCAGCAGCTTGCTGTACACGAGAGAAAGAAACGACGGGTTGACCGTAGTAACTTTTTCCTGCAAGCGTTGGAAGTGAGGCCCACTCGGGAGCTAACTTCGCCACATTCTCTGGAGTAATCGCTGCTGTGTCGATATCCACGCCGCGCCGCTTGGCAAGATACCTAGCAGCGAGATCTTGAGATAAAGGTCCAAAATCTTTGAGATTTAAAGCTCTCGCTGCCTCTCCCCAAGTAGCGGGCATGAACTGATACGCGCCTGCAGCAGCACTCGCATATTCAGGAGTACGGATGACCTTGTCAGGGTGCTTGCTTAAATCCCCAAACGTTCCTCCGCCAAACATGATGTTGTAGCCGATTTGGCCGTCGCGAAGAGTACCCTCCGCATCAGCTATAGCGCGCAACCAACGTCTAGCGTTTTCGTTAAGGACTGACGAGGTCATTACTCTTCGTCTGATTCATCGAATATATCTATATTAGGATCAACAACCACACCGAGTTCGTCGATTACGAATTTGAAAGCACGTTCGCGGCAGACAAGTCGAACGATACGATCCCATAGATATCTTTCACGCTCTTTACCTTTTAACTCGTGTGCGCCGTTTTTGATTCGAGTGAGAGTGAACTCGTCTTCGAGAGTCAGACTGAGACTAACGAACTCAGAGCCGTTCATAGCTGACTTGCGATTGTAAATAGTCTAAGTCAGGAATCAAAAATAAACGATGTCATTATATGATCACCATGCCTTGCAAGACCAGTATCCAGCGGTTAACTTAGATTTCTTTTCATCGCAATTGTGCCGAGCGCGGAAGTTTTTGCGACGCTCCGGATTGTCCCTTTTAATCTCCATATTTGCATCACCAAAGCGCACTAAGCGCACAGTGTCACCCTCTTTGGCGGCTACAGCAAACTTTTTGCCGCCTTGCTTATCGCGCTTAGGTTTGTTGTAACCTGAGAACACTTCTCCAGCAATGCGGATCTTTGCCACGGGGCTGTAACGGTTAAATACATTCTAGACTTCGAATCCTGAAGCAAAAATAAAAAAAGATTTTTTTGAGCTTTGAACTTGCACATCCTGTTTTTCCTGCTAATCTTTTGACGTTGAGATCATCTAACACTCTTCTCGCATGGAATCCCAGAAGCTGCTCACAATTGCACAGACCGCTGAGCTGCTGAATTGCTCTGCTGGCTTCGTACGCAAGCGCATTTCTCTTACTGAGTCCCGTCAGCCCGGTGGCTGGCCTAAAAGCACTTACGTGAACCTGCAGCCCAACGGCGCCAAGTCTCTGTTCAGGATCAACAAGGAAGCCCTGCAGGAGTACCTGAAGGGTCAAGAAGAACAGGCTAAAGTAGTTACCGAGACTCCTTGCAGCACTGGTCAGTGCCCTGTTTGAAAAAATGACTTCCTCTAACATCGAACAGATCTTCCAGGCTGCTGGTGCAGCGCCAACAGAAGAGTTGATTACCGAGGAAGTCGTTATTGTTAAAGAGGCTAATGTCGACAATCTGATTTATCGGATGGTTGAATTAGCCTCATATCTTTATCATTTAAATATTCAAGCGCATCTCATTCATTTAAATTACGAAAATTCTAATTTTCTGGCTGTCCACGAGTTTTTAAAAGAACAATACGAACAACACGTAGAAGACTTTGACACTATCGCAGAGTTAGTCCGCTCTATGGATTATCTGCTTCCCATGTGTCAAAAAGGACTTCTAAGCGCTCACAAGAATTTCAAAACTACAAAAACATACGAACCTGAAGCAAGTCTTATTCAGTACACAAAAAATTTAGAGGAAGGTGGCTTTCTAGCAAAAGACGTATTCAAGTTAGCCCAAGAAGTTGAAGCTCCTGACGTAGAGAACGAGGTTGCCACGGTGGTTGGCCACTTGTTTAAAGGAGCTTGGATGCTAAAGGCAACAATCAGGAAAGGCTCTAAATAAGAGCCCAACCGCCGTTCACTGCAACATAAAGACCGCTAGGACTGTCATTTTTATAAGCGAGCGTTCCTGATTCAGCGACTGCGGGGAAGCTTCCTGTAAAGACAGTCGCAGAAGGTACTCCAGCAGCACTCACAACACCGGAAGCCAAGTCAGCTCCATCAGCGTGTAGTGAGCCTGAAGATAATATGGCGCCAAGAGCACCTGAAGCTAAGATTGCGCCGAAAGCACCAGAAGCAACAATAGCGCTATTAGCGACAATAGCTCCAGAGGCAATTGTTACCGTAGCAGTTGCGGCAGCATCAGCAAACGCCGCACCTATTTTTTGCCAACTAGAACCGTTCCAAACACTTAAGTAATAAGAAGAAGTAGATGAATCTACCCATGTCTCGCCTACTGAGTTACCCGTCTGACCGACAGCGCCAACATTAGGAGCCGTGGTTGCGTAGTGAGTACCAGTAACTTTCCTAATATTTCCAGCAGAATCTTTAAAGTAGAGGCCGTTGTCTGCGGCAGCAAAATTAATCGCTAACTCACCGACTTGAACAGTCGTAGATAACGGCCTGTCTGAGGAGTTACCAGAACGTTTGGATAGAAAAGTAACCGGTGTAGAAGTCATTTAATAAGTACCTCCATTAATTGAAGGGCGGAAAAGAGGAGGAAGCCCTGAACCATTTAAGTAGTCGCCACCATCATAAATAATTAAAGGACTAATACCACTAACCACGGTTCCATTTAAATAAGTTCCTCCATCCGCTATAGGTGTATTTTCTGGAGGGACTGGTTGCAGAGGGTTAAATTGATCGATGTCAAACATCGAGAATCCGCTAGGCACTAACGGACTGACTTCACCTGACGCCAGTGTGTCAAAATTTAAAACTTTGACCAGTGTCGGATTCATATCCGAATAAAGCATGTTATCAGGAACACTGTCCTTAGTGGGCGAATACTGTTCCCACCAATTAAGGCTTTGAACTTTAGTTAGAAACTTATTTTGTTTTTCTAAATTTCTATCAAAATGTTCTCTATAACGCTCATCCAGAGGTTCATCAGTTGGTTGAGCTAGATAAGCATCTAGGTAAGAATAATTCGTAAACCTATTTTGCATATCCCACCAAGTTGCGTATATGTGTTTACAAAATCTTGGCTGAAAATATAAAAGATTAGGATCAGAGTAAGAAGAAGCAGCGTCATCTCTGTAAGAAGGAAGACCTAAAAGTCGCTTTGTATAAATAAAACCAAAATCACGAACAAAACCTGGGAAGTCTCTTAACTGAACAGGACGATCGCCGTCAAAAGTATTAGTACCTGCGTCATAAATACCAGGTTTTAAATCTTGAGGTTGTGTATAAGGGTAACTACGTTGGTCAGAATATTTATAAAGATTAAAATCTTCTCTAGCTAAATAATCAGGGCAGTTGCAACCAAACCGCATAGCTGTAGTCAGGTACTCACCCACGGTGGGATTTGAAACAGCAGGTGCGGTGAAACTTTGATCTTCAATAGAAGTCCAACTGGTGTCGGCGGTAACCGAGAGGAAAAGTGTGTCTTGGAAAGGTGCGGGAGTAGGAACTGCTGGGCCTCCTGCTTTGGTTCCCACAGCGACTACCGTGTAGTTGTTGTACGTAGTTTTTTCGCTACCGTCGGCGGCAAAGCGATCAGATAAGACTTCTCCCGTAAAAAATGAGATGGGAGCACCAAAATTACTAGACAGCTCTACCCCGATAATGTTATTAGTAGTGTCGTAATCAAATACACTCTTAATCGAGTAACCGAAGTCAAGAAAGTTAAAACTATCCCTAGGTCGTATTACGACCATTCGCATACCCATGTCTTGATCAGACGAGGGGTACATATAACAAAGACCAGGAAGTTCTACTCCTCCAGAACCCGCTTGGCCGTTAATTGCGTATCTAAAAGTGTAGTTAAGACCAAGCAGAGCTTGATTAGTGTACTGATAAAGTTCGTATCCTCTTCTCCACCGCGTCCACATCGACGCATAGTTGTAATCAAAAAGAACACTAAAGTCTTTTAAATTTTGGTCGGGTCTAAATTTATTCTTCCAGGGCATCGGTCGGTTTAATGCCGACTGTTTGCTCGCCCCTGTTATTTTATTAAACGAAAAGTCAGACTTCTTGGGTGAGTGGTTATCCCACCCAAAATGATCTAAACCTTTGCGTCGTTTGCTCACAGATCAATAGAAGCCACCTTGAGCCCAGACAGTAATACCTGAGGCGCTCAGACCGCCAGACTCAGCAACAGGGGAATCGCCTAAGTAACCCACGGCAAGAATGTAACCTTTTTCAAGGTACATCGATTCGTTTGCTCCTAATTCGACTGGGCGGTTTAAGTTAGTGTCACCGACAGCAGGAACAGGAGCGATACTCTTAGGCAATTCGATGCGTTGAATCAATCCCTCAGTGTCTCCCGAAAGACCGACAGTTACCTTGTTGATCAGAAGCGAAGAAGCTGTCGAAGGATTAGCTTGGTTAGGAGCATAGACGTAGATTCCTAATGCGCAGGCTCGAACCCCACCATCGTTGGGATAACCTTCGTTAGAAACAATAAACAAATCTTCAACAATGGCGGCGTCCTCAGATGGCACATCACCAACGCGAACAAGCTGAACTAAGTTGCCAAAAGAAGGATTAGTAGGACTTACTGTTGCAGTAGCACTGGTAATCGACGCACCCCTTAAGAAAGGGCGGTCAATCATCATTGGTTGCTTGTTGGTCGACGTTGAGCTCACTTCCGCTGTTTCCTCAAAAACGCCTTTTGTGTTAGGCTCTGTGAGCCCGGATCTCTACCAATCCTAATGCAGAATACGTTTTTGTGTTCCAAATGCGGCCAGCCTTTCTCTAGCAACTGGCCTGCCACGATTCGATATCGACTTAAGACAAAAGGTGCTGTGTACTGCTCTAAGACCTGTGCGGCCTTAGAGCACGGAATGTTTAACACACCTGAATACGGATCTTGGCAAGCGATGAAAAACAGATGCAACAATCCCAGCTTTAAAAACTACGATCGCTATGGTGGCCGAGGTATTACCTATGACCCAGCGTGGGATGACTTTAAAAACTTTCTAAAAGACATGGGAGAAAAGCCCACCCCCAAACACCAGCTAGAAAGAGTAGATAATGATAAAAACTACAACAAAGAAAACTGCATCTGGGCTACGCGAAAAGAACAGACACGAAACCGTGGGGGCGGTAGGGCCACGAGGCTTTACACCTATGATGGTAAAACCATGTGTATAAAAGATTGGGCTAAAGAGGTAGGAATAAGCAATACCAGTATGCAGAAGCGGCTTAACAAAGGTTGGCCTCTAGAAAAAGCCTTTTCAAAAGAGAGGCATGACAGCCCGCAGCGCTACACTTTCGAAGGCAAAACAATGTCTTTAACCGAGTGGTCTAAATATTTAGGCATTAAACGACCTACTTTAGTTACACGACTTAAAAAAAATCTGCCGCTCGATAAAGTTTTTTTAGCGAAAAGATAAATTGCTACTGAGTAAACATTACTTGAGTTCCGTCGGGCTTGACGTACCCTGTTAGCTTGCCAGTGCCGTCGGTAAACACGCCGTAGCCCATAGCTTGAGCCTCTTCAACAGTTTTAGGTTGATAAGGCTCCACGGGTATCCGCGTGGGTTCCGATTTAAACTGTCCGACTGCTTGAGACATTGCCTCTTCTGTGCCGCGCACAACACTATCGACCTCAGACCTAGAACCATCTTCATAAGAAGGAGGAGCAAACGCCTGAGTCTCGGGCGGAAGTAGATCAGCAGGGAGCATCCGACGCGGACGCCCTTGAAGAGCATCTACAACATTAGTACCAGTTCTAAATAAGTCGTACGCAAACTCGATGTAGTCGTCAACCGAGTTAAAGCCAGCGTCTTGAGAAGCGCCAGTTGAGTTAGCACCAGAATAACTCATCGCATAACACCCATGTTTTGACCTAGACGCACGTCACGAGCAAAATCTTCAGTGCGTTGCAGACTTGGATACTGAATAGGTCGTGCAGCATCGTATAAATCACCATAACCCTGTTTAAGATTAAACCTATCTAAAGGTGTATTGACAATACGATCAACATCAAATTTGGCTACAGCACTTTCACCTTGACCTTGAGCGTTCGCAGCGTTGTCAGTACCTAAACTAGAACCCAAAGCACTAGAGGTTAAAGATTGACCAGTTTGTTGATTAGCGTTTGGGTAAGCGTTTTGAATACGATTAACTAATTCGTACGCAAGGGTCGGATTAGCGTCTGCCCATTGTTCGAAAGCTTGAGCCTGAGCTGCGTCTTGAGCTGTACCCATAATTGACTCCGTCATTTGACGAAGCGCGCCACTATCCATCATGCGGACATAATTAGCTCGATCAGTGTAATACTGTTTAATGCCACCGCGTTCGGGTGTGTAGTAAGAAGGATCACGTGGTGCCATTGCACTAGCTATAGCTCCAGCAACGGGCGCTGATTGCTGCAACGCTCCTAAAGTAGTGCTTTGATACTCATTAAGGGCTGCAGACTGCTCAGGAGTAAGACTTTGTGCAGGCGGCACTGTACCAGCGCTTGGTAAAACAACACCAGTACCGGGTGGGTTAGGGTCAGCAGCTAACGGAGTCGTAGAAGGATCGACAACAGTTTGCGAAGAAGGTTGTGCCGCGATGTCTAAAGAAGTCTCTGCTTGCTCTTGAGGAGTTTGAAATGCGTTATACAGACCGGCTGTACCTAAGACACCGACGCTCGCACCACCTAGCATGAGAGCTTTCTGCTGATCAGGCGTAAGCCTGGAAAACAACTCACCGAGATTACCAAGCTGTACGCCACGACCGGCTAAAACGTCAGGCACATCAGCGGATAAAGTGACTCGTGCAGGCACCCCAGGAGCCTGCATCAAGGGTTGATCACCTAAGATCTGACGAGTCGGGCGAAAATCAATCTCCTGCTGCCCTTGTGGGATACGAGCAGGGGCGTCGGGAAGATCAACTAAACGTTCAGTTCCAGCAATTCGAGTTGTTTCGACATTACGAGGAGACGCCATAGATTCCGGCGTATAAGGGCGACCTCCTACATTTGTGCCCGCAGGGGTAGCGCGGCCACGGGTGCTTGTCGTCGGTGCTAAATTTTGAGAACCAGCAGGAAAACGAAAATCTAATCCAGGCTGGTAGTTATAAGCACTACTAGAAGGACCTTCAGGAATATTGCTTCGAATCGCCGCAGCTAATTCCGGAGCCTGAGCTTCAATAGCGTCAGCAACCTGAACATTTGGGTTAGGGCGCCCAGTAAGAACACGCATCATATCAGGCATACGCGAAGCCCCTGCTGGTGCTCCCCAAGCGGGCTCCGGTGCGCGACGAGTCATAGTAGGCACATCGCGTGTGCCAATAATGCCAGTTTTAGGTGCTCGACTAGGAGCAGATTGCGCAGCTTCAGTGAGAACTTTTCTAGCTCCACTAAAACCAAGCATATCAGCTAAGGCTCTAGCAAAAGGCATTAAAACTTGAGCCCTAGGATCGTTAGCTTTAAGTCCCACTGTTGCTCGCTATGTATTTACTGAAATCAGTTTAGCGCCAATTTGCGCGGAAGTATAACCGATCGGATCTTGATACATCAGGAGGCCCAGGTATAGCCTGAATGAATTCGCCACCTGAACGTTCGAAACGGTAACGGGAAGCAACAGGATCGCGATAGTTAGGCACATAAAGCATCTGAGCTAACCGATCACATTCGTAAAGATAATTTTCTCGCCACACGCGAGTCACTTCTCGCTTGTCTTGGATGTTGATAGAACGACTAACATCACCAAGAATTGTTTCTTGTCGACTCGTGGCACGACCGGTTGCAAGCTCGGTCAAGCGTTCGGCTTCCTCGCAACGTTCAATTTGCTGAACGATTTTGTCGTTATAAAATTCGCTGGGTATGCTGTTACATGCTTCTAAAAGACGCGCATAATCACCAGCAGGTACAGTGGCGATATTATATCCTAAATGGTAAGCTACACGACTAAAGTTAAAATCATCGAGTTTGTAACCAAAAACTTGTGCAGGGTTTCGGGTTATCTGATTAATTGCTGCATAGATAACCTCACGCTTAGTAGCATCGGTTGTCGTTGCATTAAAAGCGACCCCTTGCTGAGCTAAGTAGCTTTGAATTTGTTCCAGCTCTTGCTGCGTAAGTTGGGCCACGATTCACCAAACATATATTCTTATTCTACGTAAACTTCTCCTGTAGCAAAAACTTCGTCCCAATCAATCCTTTTTACAGCTTTAAGCTGGTCGAGCTTGGCAAAACGCTCGCCAGGAAGACCTTGTTTTAGCTCGATAATTTCTTTAGCTGTCTTAATTCCCACACCGGGGAGCACTTGGGTCAGACCCTCAGCGGTCAGGTTATTAAGGTTGATTCTGTTGTCTACGGGTACTTGGGGTTTGACGACGACCTTTTCAGGCTTAGGAGTAGAAACTTTTCGACGTGAGCGTCGATTTACGATGGGTTTGTCGTTGTTAATAGATTCTGTATCTACTAGATCCTGTAGTTGATCCTTGTGAGCAAAAAATACTTTAGCGGATGTATCAGAGCGAACCATAAAGTACTCTCCTTCGTCATGAACAGAGAGAACAGTGACTTTGATTCCGCTAGGAGCGTAGATTTTCGTTGACATAGCAATCACCATACGGACAGTAGTTTATATCAAATTTAGGTAGAATGCTATTACCGCGAGTTAATTATGGGTATGCCTGGAATTCGAATGGCAGGTAACGTTGGAAAATACATTAAAAGAAATCCACTTGCTGCTGGGGGTGATGCGCTAGCTGGAGCCGCGGAGACAATGAATCCTCACGAACCTGATCCAGTAAAAAAAGCACTTTTAACAGTAGGTGTACCAATTTTAGGTACAGCGGCTAGCGCACTGACAAGAGGAGTCGACGTTATCCCTCAAGTTATGGATATTGCTGGAAGCCTTGGAGAAGAATATGGTTATCCAGAACTACCGCCGATGTTACGAGACGCATTTGGCTGTGCTCCTCTCTTAAATGCTGACAATTACTCAAGACTGATGCTCGGGGCCACTGCTAGTCCCCAAATAAAAGAAAACCTCACCAGAGCAAAGGAATTTTGCGGAAGGTATAAAGAGAGAAGCCGAAACATTCCACGTCCGGCTACTTTGATTATGCCCGTTCGTTAATCTTCAAAACCAAAAATTCCAGCATCCCACTGGGGGTTCATGCGCTGTTCGGCAACTTTTTCAAGGTTACCTAGGTACATCTCTCGCTTAGCCCAAGTATCCCCACCCTCAATCCCCTTTTTGGGGTTGATACATTCTGGTGAATTAGCTGTGTTACATACTAAACCGGCTAAATCCTCTTCTTTTGCTTTGACACCCGTGGCCCAGTAAAGTTGTCCGTCAAGCCATCTTGCCCCGCATTTAGGACACTCGTCTCGTTTAATAACAAGTTCAGAAAGCTCAGGCATAGCATTAGAACTATGATCAACACAGTTTAAGTAGCGAATAAATAAATAAAAGTATCTATTGTTAAATTAAGACAAAAAAAGACCCCTCCGAAGAGGGGCTTCTTTGTATTCACCAGACTCAGTATATCACTGAGGGGAAGTGCTGGTGTAAACAGAGGACTCAACGAGGCCGTCGGGCTGGAGAGCCAGATCTTGACGCTCGGGAGCTTCATCAGGAACGATCCAGCAGACTTCGCAGATTGCGAGAGCCTTGTTATCGCCAGCCAGGCTGTTGGCAGCGGCGCGGGGATCGTAAACACCGGAACCTTGAGCCAGACCAGAAGCGGCAGCACCACCCAGATCGGTGGTAGTGAACAGCTTCCACTGAGTTTCGGAAGACAGAGCAGACAGAGAGCTGGAATCGATGATGTTGACAGAAGCAGAGCTTCCGTTAGCGATCCGGCTGTTAGAACCGGTCACTGACACACCGAATTGACCAGACACCACAGTGCCGTTGTCGCGAAGACCTTGGCCCACAGCGGGAACAAGAGTCAGCTCAGGAGTGGTATCGGCACCAGCAACGCCGCTGCTAACAAGGTCGCCACCGTCGATGCGCAGAGAAGCGCGATAGACGTAAGCAGAAGCGGGGACCTTGATGCCATCAGTGATATCAGCCCGGACATCCTTGTGGAAGTCAGGAGAAGGAATGATGACACTGCCGTTCAGGAAGGGCTGTTCAGCAGAGTTCTGACCAGAGCCGTAAGGACGGGTGTAGTAAGAGAGCTGATTGTTAGTGCCCAGAGCCTGATAGCTCATGTCCACGTAGCCGACTGCCTGTTGGGCAATCCAGCCGGGACGGAACACAACACCGACAGGACCGCCGATAGGCTGGTTGGTCAGGTTGGTGGAAACACCGTTCGCGTTGTTGTACTGAACGGTCTTTTCTTCGTGCCAGTAACGAAGAACGTTGGTGTAGTTGCCAGGATAGATCTTGGCAACGTGGAGCTGGTTAGAGTTAATAGCCATTGTCAGTTACCTCCTCAAGCGTCGAAAGAGTAACCAACGGTCACGAAGTCTGCGTTAAGCAGTTCGAAACCAGCATACAGGCTCCAGATCATCATGATGAAACGTGAGAAGTCATCATTGTTGTTCAGGAGAACCTGAGCATTGTTGCCGCCGATGCCGACGCCAACAGACTGAGGACCGAAGAAGATACCGATTGCAGCGTTGTAGTCAGCGGTGCTGCTAGCAATCGTTGCGTTCTGAGTCTGGGAAGGCATGTTGGTGGATTCGAAGAATCGCACACCCTCGAAGACAAATCCAGTCGGCATGATGGGCTCGCCAGCCACGAAGGTGGCTTGGCCGAAGCCTTGACCCATGTAGATGCTCGCGTTCGGCTGCATAGCCGACATGAGCGGGTTGATCTGACCATTACCGGGGTAACGGGCCACCTCGCGGAAGTCGCTGTTCTGACGCAGGTGCATCAGGAAGGTGGGATCACAAACGCAACGGTAGAAACCGTCCTGGTAGGTAGGAGTGTTGCGCTTACGCAGGGACTTGACCACGCGGAGGAGGTCGTCCTTAACGTCGAACTTAGCTTGCTCGGCGTTGGTATAGGTGAGTGCGCCAGTGGCGAGATCACCAGGGAAGTAATAACCACCTTGGGAGTCAGAAGACTGACCCTTGGAGACAGCTTTCAGGAGTTCGTTGATGAACACCCGATCGCGCCAACGGCGGTAATCGTCCAGCAGAGTCAGGCTGCCGATAGATTGATGGAAAGTATTTAAGTTTCCTGTATCTAACAGCAAGCGCTGCGCCGTGATTAAGGTCTCACGTGCAATCTTGAAAGTGCTGGGCTGAGTGGGGTCGGACGGGTCAGCAGGACCGGTGTACTCCTTAAGAGTCACCAGAACCTTGTCCTTCACAATATTGCGGCTGTTTGCAGTACCGATGGTCTGCTCAGCGGTGCGCTCACGAGACTCCTTAGAGCCAGGGTTGCCGAAGAAACGGTAGCGATCTAACTGGACCGTCTGGCCGGGCTGTTTTGAGAAGTCGTGAACAACCACGGGTTCCGCAGCCATCTCGACGATGTATGCGGGGTGAGGACGGTAAAGTTCCGCACCGAGAATCTTCGGAAAATCATTATCGATAAACATCGATAAAAGTTCCGTAGAAACTACAGATAAATCTTAGCTTTAAATAAGCTGTCTTTTACTACCTGCTGTCTTATTTTTAGCGTTATGTATTCTTTTGATTTGAGCTATTCACGCTCGAACTAAAAGTACGCACTAAATTACGGACACCTTCGCCCAGTACACCATAAGCACCACCATAGTTAGGTATATATCGTGACGACTTACCACGGTACATATTTCTGACGACCGTTCCCATTAAGCCTGGTAAATCAGATCGAACGGATTCAACCCAGGTTTCACAATAAACAGGTTGATGGTATTCCCAGGCCGCACGAGACCCAGAAGTATCGTTAGTTGGGTTAGTAATTGTCGGAAATTTTACGCGGGAATAAGAGTTTGGACCGCCTGTTATACCTTGAGCGGCTGTGTTAGAAGCAGGTGTGTAAAAAGGATCATAAAACTGATTATCAGGTGTTGCCGCACCAAACCATGTAAAAGCTCCTATGTCTTTTAAACCTGGTTGCGGGCCAAAAGCAGTTTGAACCGTGGAATTTGCCGTACTTATTAAACCTTGCCGCCTGTATCCGTCATAAACAGTTAAGACTCCAGAAGAATGCGGATAAGCATCTGAATAATCGGTCCAATAACCTGAAATCGTTGGCGGTACTGCTCTCCACGCGGTTGAAAAATAACCAGAAACGTTGGGAGGGCCGGGAACAGTTAATCCAAAGTCAAATCCTTCATCTACTACAGAAAAATACGTCTGTTGTTCACCAGAAGACCAGATATAGCCGCTTGATACTGTTTGATAAGTATCTGTAAGATTTAAATTACTTCCGGTCCTCTGAGGACCCGATTGGATGTTGTGATATAAGTTTTTGTCGTATTTCCAGTTAGTTAAAGAAGCATATGTCATGTTTTTTTACCGTTTTCTCTACTCTAAGCTGATTTATTATTTAAGTAAGAGTTGGAGAGCAAGAAAGAATGCTTGAAAGGTTGCTTTCTTTTCTTGCAATTGACTCCGACCTTGCCGGTAGTACGATTTCAGGCACCGTGGCAGAATCCTTAGTACATCCACGAAAAGGTAGGGCTTTTTTAAGTCATTTTGTGCGAGCTCTTTCGGTTGGCTGGCTTTTAGCTACCTTCGTAACACCAGCTATTTCAGAACGTCTTAATTTAAGCAAAGTTGAGTCACTTGCAATTGCTTTTTTAGGCGGATATGCAGGTGTTCGACTGTTAGATACAGCCGAAAAAGTCGCTTTAGAAAAAATAAAAAGCTCGTCAAAAAATAATTCAGACAGTTAAATCAATATCTTCCTCGAAACTTGAGGGTGTGTTGTCCTGTTGATTGTTTTCAGGCTCTGGAAGGTGTGTGGGCCCCGGATTACAACCCACGCGGGGACGTTTTTCGTTATTTTCGCCGTTATTCGCACGACGATCACCTAAAGCTCTCATAATTAACCTATTTTTTACTACTTTACCAACAAAAAACCCCTCTTTACAGAGGGGCTTAGTCGTTTGTTACCGAGTTATCAGGAAGGCTCCATGAAAAGAAGCTTAGAACGCAGGGCTTCAGGTCCCATTTGGCTCAGATAACGCCAAGCATTTTCAGGAGAACGGTTCATAACCTCTCCAAAAGCCTCCCACTGGTTCTGTGGAGTCGCGGCTTGACGACCCGCAGTGTTAGCGGGAGGAGCAGGCATGTCGTAGTTGGGCTGATACTGCTGAGGAGCTTGAGTCTGAACATCGCCGTCGATATCCACGGGGACGACTTCAGTAAAGAAGCGATCAGTGTAATCAGCTAAGTAATCAGGATTGGTAAGGATTTTTTCCATACCACCTGCCCGCGCTGCAACAGCGTCAGTTTTTTGAGCCTGGTTAATCAGCATGTCCTCCAGCGCACAAGCGTAGGAGTTCAGGATTCCAGGAGCTTCAATACCGAAGTGCTTAACGACCTCGGCGCTGGCGTCGCTTAGACCCCGGCTGCTCTGGGCCGTAGAAGCCTGAGAGGAAGTCTGGGTCGGTGAGGCGCTGATAGGCGAGGTCTGCTGAACCGGCTGCTGGTAAGCCCAGGGCTGGACCGGTGAAGTCTGCTCGCTCTGTGTTGTAACCGGCTGTTGAACCGGGGTTTGATACTGTGCTGCCTGGTTGGGGGAAGGCAATTGGCCCAGCACCCTCTCCAGGGAACCCATCGCTGCCTCCCAAGGGTTGTTGGGGGAGGATTGATACGTTGACGGGCTGGACGGGCTGTTGATAGAAGGGACCGTAGCCGGTGCCACCTGCGATGGCGCTTGGGCTGTAGGCACCGAAGCTACCGCCGGGGTAGACGTTTGGGCCACCCATTGCGGGTAGGCGGTTGTTGAGCCCTGGTCGCTGGATACCGCCGGGGCTGCCGCCGGGGAGACCGGGCTCGGGGTCGAAGCTTGGATCTGCTGGCTCATAGCTACCCGAGTAAGTTAGTTCTTCCGCAAGGTGATCAAACGTCCTATAAAGGAGCGGAGTGATATTCAGTCTAGGATCAGCCGCTAAGGGTTGATCAGGCGCAAGAGGATGCGGAGACTGCAACATCTGGTTTAATAATACCAGGAATTGCTGCATTGCCGACTGTACTTGTCCGACCATTCTGAAAGGAAAACCTTTCAGCATTTCGGCACGTTCAGACTCATTTTTGTCAGGAAATAAGTATTTCAAAGCTTCAACGCTTTCCACACCTAATTCCTGCATATTCCGCACTACCATTGACTTTTGAAGTACGTCGTAGGCAGTGTCCTCGTACACATCGCCTTGATAGCGATAAGAGACTGAGCGGTCGCCATCTTCCGGAAGACCGATGACGCCGCGTGGAACTTTATTTTCTGATAATGCTTTCTTAATCTCTTCGTCAAGTTTCATTTCAAATCGCCGAGAAGCTTTTTGATATTTCTCGACAGATTCTTCTGTCATTTCTTCAGGTGGTTTAGGTTCTTTTAAGCCAGAAGCGGCAATAAAAGACTCACGAAATATCACCTCTTGGTGATAAATCATCATTTCTAAAAGTCGACAAAAACCGTAAGTTAAGAAACTTTTGTTTTTGCGAGTAGCCGTGGCTTGAGCACGGCCCATTAAGCCTTTAATTTCAGTGGCTGTAGCACCAGCCGAGATTGAAATTTCATCCACCCCGCCTAAAGCAGTGCGGATTTCTTCTCTTAAAAGAAGCGCATAGCGGTTCATGTCACCGCTAATCGGATCAGGTGTCATATAACCGACACGATCCGAAGGCTCCACGTTGGCGATGATGCGTGGGACGCGAAGACCGCCTCCCATAGCAGTACCAAACGGCTCGCTTACGCGAGTCGAAGGTGTGTCCCGACCACCGAAGCCACTTTGTGAGCTAATGGTGGGCCGGAAAGCATTTCCAGCATCAGCAGCCTCGACCAGATCAGATCGAGGACGGCTGGAAATAAGCGTAGGATTACCAAAAAACTCAATATTTTTAGAAATATTTTTGATCATGTTGTCATGAAGCACAATCTGCTCCATGAACGGATCAAAATCTCCTTCTCCTTCAGTGCCGCTAGCGTTGGGCTTATTTAAAACTTCAACTGCAGGGACAAAACCTAAAGGGTTAGGTCTAGTTTTACCCGGTGTTAAAACTGCTCCAGGCTCTAACTCAAAACTAAGCTCTGTATCAGACTCAACTTCACTTATTTCGTCAGCAGTAATACCTAAACGTACATAACGCTTGTTTTGACCGTAAACATCGCTAGGTAAACCTAATGATGAATTCTTAACTTTATAGTCATAAAGAATAACTACTTCTTCTACTTGACCGTTTATATCGTGATAAACACGGTATTGTTTTTTGTTGAAAAAATAAATTTGATATTTAAGTTTTTGATTAGGTCGGAAGTAAAAAAGTCCGCAACCGTCGATTAAAAAACTTCTAATAATCGCAGGAAAACGAATATCGAGTCGATTTAACTCGATAACGTCCCGCAAAAAGGAAGTTCGGCTTTTGTAAGTGTCTTGATCGCAGTAGAAAGAAAGACCCTTTTTGATCATTAAAAGAGTCATCTGCTGCAGATGGCTTAACACCACCATGGTTGCAGCTTGATTTGATCGATCTTGAGTGCGGGCAGCCTCTAAGATCTCCTCAAATTGGTTACGAATCTCTGTAGAGGCTGTCATTCACGAAACTTACTTTTTGTCTTTGTATGCGCGGGCTTTTTCCTTAGCTCGCTTCTGTTTACCCATCTTAACCTCGTCACCGCTAGGAGCTTTTCGTTCTTCGCGATCTTTTTGGAACTTGGCTAAGACCTCTGCGGGCATCTTGTCAGCCATCGGGAAGTAAATACTTACGAATTCTCTCTATTCTAAGGGCACCAGAGGGAAGTTTATCCAAAGGATACGAAGTAATAAGGTGATCTTGTCGGCCAAGCATATCAGTTTTACCTTCTTCGGGCTCAAAATTATCGCACAGTTCTTGAACTTCGGGTTTATCCCAGATGTAATACTCTGCGATAGAGCGCAGCTTAGTACGACGCTTATCAGCGTCCCCCATCCAACTTAGATGCCATCCAGCATTTCTGTTACCAATGTAGTAGTTGTTTGTAGAGGCTCTCAGAGCAGAAAGCGTACCAAAATCTTTAAGTTGTCCCACAGTGCTTGCGGTGCCACACCGCCAATCGAATTTTTCGCCTTCAGGAGATTGAAGCTGCCTATCGGCTCGACCATAGTGCATAGACATACTCATGCGTACTACTTTATCTGAGTGCTCTAAAACAGCTTCTTTTATTTCGTTAATCTTCTCGGGGTTAGTGATCTCGTCGCAGTCCGAGCAGATGAAAAACGTGTCGTCAGGTAGTTGAAACAAGCCCACACTCAGAGCGTCTCGTTGTCCTCGCTCTCGCACCCAGGGGTCGGGCGCTTCTTCATACGAAGGTAACTCGACATGAAGGACTTGGACCTTATCTTCCGGTAGTCCAAGCTCTCTGAGAGTATTAACGCAACTAAATTCTTTAGGTTCGCCCCTGTGCGTATAATTCGCATCAGTAATCAGAAAACCATCTACGTGGTCATAGAGTGTATCAATTCTTAACTCCAGGAGCTCTTTCTCGTTGAAGTAAGGAAAGCAGTCGATTAACACTGGGAGCTAAAAATCAATAGCAGTATACTAACTCAATCCTCAAAAGAAGCCACCTGATTTAAGCGGTCTTTTGAAATTTTTAAAAGATAATCTTTAGTTTGCTCTACTTGTTGATCTACACCAGGATCGAATTGTTGTTCTTGAGCCCCCATCGAGGATGGCTGTGGTGGGGTAGGCGCATCAACCTGAGTATTTTCACCATTAAATACTTGATCGTGAAAATGTTCTTCGACACCCCTGTCGCGAACACGCTGTTGCTCAGCAGCATCTACAGCTCGGTTGTACCGATCGGAAAAAATATTGCCGAATTCAGAAAAGTTAGCCATAGATCAATACAGAACAAAAGCGCCAGGAAGATTTCCGCTAATGACGGCTGTACAAGAGATTGGAAAAATTTGATTACCAGCTATTTCAATAGCAGAAGCTACCTGACCAGGAGCATCTGCAAGCTCAACAGCTAAGTAACCTTTGTTCTGGTTAGAGTCTGCCTCCACAAAAATGGCTCGGCAGGCTGGAAACCGAACAGTGCTCATATCGCCAGACAAAGAAACACCAAAACCGCTTCCATAAGGAAGTTGGGCGGTCTGTCCGTAATAAGATCCGAAAGCGCGAACGTCCATTTTTAAATCTTTTTGTCAGTCTAGCTCACTAAGCTCAATAAGCTTTTCCAAGTACCATTTTGCTTTTTTTAAGTCCTCAACACCATTTTTATACTGAAACCTCCAAATATATTTAAAACATGAAAGCTGGCAAAAGTTTTTAACGGCCTCAGACCCAGCCGAAGCCAGCATTGCATCAAAACACTCAACTCCTCCTTGGTTGTAATGACTCGGGTGATTCACGCGATCAGAAGCTTTCTTATTTTCGTCTAAAAAACAAGGAGGATCTACCATGTCAAACTCAGGCGCACCGTCAAAAAAATTTTTCATGTCAGTATGCGAACATTGTTTCCGTGTCAATAATACTCTCTTTTTGTAAAAGAGTAGAGGAATATTTTGAATCTAAGTGCTCAACTAGCGCATAGTCTGGGATAGTAATTTTATTATCTATTCGCACGGTTGGAACGACACGTCGATGCTCTTGTTCCAGAAGTAAATTTTCAAAAGCTAAACCCATAGAAGAACGATCGGCAATAGGCCAATTTCGCTTTCCAGTTTTCAAATAACTTTTATTCGGATCACAACTATCGCTAGTTATATATTTATCTGCTTGATCTTGATCTAAAACCATCAAACCAGCGTAAGGATTACCCAGTGACACAAAGCCAAGAATCGAAGAATCTAAAGGAGTTGCTATAAAACTTCCGTTATGTGAAATATTCCCCCAACAGTTCTCAGTGGGACCTAAAAGATTCCACTTTCTGTAATTATCAAAAGGTATCTTTTTACCACCACACCGCTCAAAACGACAAAAACCTGGTTCTAGATTTTTACGTTTTAAAACATCTTTGTATTTAAACCAGTAATTAAAATGAATATCTTTAAAAACCATGTCGTTTTCTGAGTACATATAAAAACTGTGCTCACGATTTTTTACCTTTTTTATAAAATTTGGTTTGTGAGCCCAGCATAAATAATACCCTGTAAACTCAGGAGAAGCAACAATGTATTTTATGTTTTTTAGTTTAGTATGTGAGTCAACTATGTAGGAAAGTTCATCGACGTCTTCAGCATGATCATTATCTACAAAAATTTCTACTTCAGTATTTAAAGGAAGAGATTCGTAACCCTCCAGCACTTTTAAAGTTGTTTTTAACCTGTTTAACGGGTTGTGGGCTGTAATAGCTATGTAAATAGATGACATTAGTATTCAACAGAAAAATTACCGCGTCTCTGTAAAAATGTCATAAGCCAAGTGTAAGCATCCAAAAGGTCGTCATGCGAAGTCGCTCCTACATTAATTAACTGATCAACAAGAGCATCAAATTTTCGGTATTTATTAAAAACAACTTTTTTATTTTCAAGCAGACCAAGTGTGCCCCTAAAGCGAGCTACTTTATCGCCTCTAAAACCTTTAACTTCATGGATATGAATGTTACCTAACCCACGCTCTTGCAAAAGGACTCGCCTAAGATCTGCCGCTAGAGATGCTTGATAAGCGACAGCTTCGACCACTAACGTAACGGTCGAATACGTAGGGAAATATTCATCACCCTGAGTCTGTAGTATTCCCCACTCTACTAACATATCGCACAGCATATCAATTTTTTCAAGATTACCTATAGAACGCACTTGATGTGAATCAATAATATAGTAGTTGTCCTTTAATCGTCCTCCTAAAACAAACGCTGTGTAGTCTGAAGTCTCATTTTTACTAGCTGAGAGATCGATACCCACTGCGAGAGAATCGAACTCAGTAACTACTTCTCCTTTAATAATTAGATCAGGAGATAAAACTAAGTCCGAGGTCATCACTGGTTGTTGCTGATACTGATAAGCAAAAGCAACCGGATCCAGCTCTTTTTGTCCTAGTAAGTACTCGACAGACCACTGCTCAGGCCAGTAACTAACAGGTTCGCCATTTTTATCGTATGTAAGAGCTTCTTGCGCGACCTGTTTCCAGCCTTTTTGCGGTACAAACATAGTTTTATGGATATCAAGCGGATGGAAACGAGTACCTAGACAGATCGAACGCCCACCCTCAAAGACAATCGGCGCAATAACTGACGACCAGTTACTGTTCATTTCGTCTCGAATGGCTGGGTTCTTAATGTCCGAGCTTGATTTAATAGGGTCATCGACGATAACTAAGTGAGCACGTTTTGAAGTAATCGAGCCTCTCAACCCAGCAGCCCTGAGCGTAAATTCCTCATCGCCCACGCGGGGAATCCCTGCGTAATCGAAGTCAATCGACCAACCGATATCGCTCTGCATACCGGCCTTTAACTTCACCCGAGGAAATATTTTTTTAAAAGATGAAGAATCAATAATTTGTTTAATAATCCGACTTTTGGGGATAGCTGTAGCGATGTTGTAAGAACAGTAAATAATTTGAAGAGGACGCTGAGCAGTTGTGTGGCGACCAATAACCCAAGCCGTAAACAGGTTGAGCACCGTGCTCTTAGCGCTTCCACGGGGGCTCAGAATATCAAGGTTCGGCCCTGCAATATCTAATAAGTATTTGTTGCTTTCCCCTGTAATCAACTCCCGATGCCATTCGAGCATGTGTCTAGCAGGCGGCTTATCAAGAAGCGTACAGAACGTCATAAAGTCATTCTGTGCTCTTGAAAAAACATTATCAATACCAGTATCTTCCTTGTCAATAGCTTTCTGAGCGCGAAGCTTTAAAGCTCGTCGATAAGCAAAAGTCTCTCTGCTGGGCATAATCGAAAACTGTCTGTATACTGATAGCGAAAGTCTACATCCGTATGGCAAAAATTCTCTGGTATGGTGACGGTGTTTCTAACACGGGATTTGCTCGTGTGACACACAGTGTATTAGAACAACTTAGTAAAAATCCTGAGAATGAAATTGTTCTGTATGCAATCAATTATAACGGAGATCCTCATCCCTATAATTTTAAAATTTATCCCGCCGCTGCTCACAATCCGCAAGATCGTTTTGGTATTAGTCGGATTCAGCAAATCGTAGAAACAGAGAAACCTGATTTTTTTATCTGTTTAAATGACATATGGATCGTAAACCAAGTTTGGGAAAGAATTCACTTATTAAAGTCAGCGATTAATTTTAAATTTATTGCTTACTTCCCAACAGACTCAGAGTGGTATCCGCTCTCGATGCTTCGTTTTTTAAAAGATTGGGATTTTGCAATTACTTTTACAATCGAGCAAGCGCAGCGATTGATGGCTCACGGGGTTAAACCCAAATTAATGGGCGTTATACCACACGGAATTGACAATCAGAAGTTTTATCAAATTGATCAAGCCCAAGCTCGTAAAACTTTAGGGCTGCCGGAAGATAAATTTATTGTTTTTAACGGCAACAGGAATCAACCGCGAAAGCTTATTGATCAGACGATCAAGGCGTTTGCTGAGTTTGCACAAGGCAAGCAGGATGTTTTGCTTTACCTGCACATGGGTGAGAAAGATCTTGGTTGGGCAGTTAAAGAGATTTTTGAAACTGAGATGAGAAGGCGAGGCGAAGATCCAACAGCAAAACTTTGTATGTCACCAGATATTAACTATTTATGTGCACCGTCTGACGAACATCTAAACCTTATATATAACGCTGTTGATGTAGGAATTAATACGGCTAACGGCGAAGGCTGGGGATTAGTTCCATTCGAACATGCGATGTGTAAAAAGCCTCAACTGGTTCCTAACCACACTTCTTGCAAAGATATCTGGAAAGAAAAAGGTCTTTTAATCAATGTCGCAGCTTGGTTTACCGACAAAGACTTAGGAGTGGAAAGAGGAATTATCGACTACAAACATGCGGCGCAACTGCTTCAGGAGTTATATGAAGATGAAACTTATCGCCAGCATGTAGCCGAAAAATGTTTTGAAGTCACGCAAAACCCTTCTTACCGTTGGGACAAAATTGCTGAAGGTTTCAGCAACGCAATGGAGGCTCTTTCATGACCATTCAACACATTCGTCACAGTACTTCTTTAAGCTACGTACAACATCCAGTAAACATACGTCCTAAAACTGGGTATCCCAGTGTCTATCAACAAGCGGAAGATATCGGCGGTGTCTTCACTCGAATCAATCGAGGCTTGCCCGACCAAGCAATTGCTAATTTCAGTCCTTGTTTATTACATCACAAAGGGCATCGTCTTCTTTCTTTTAGAAGCCAACCAGAGCCTTTTGTTTTTAGACACGATCATAAATACTTTTACTACAACAACACGCCCACGGATATTTATGTAGGTGAGCTTATTTCTGACGACACAGTCGCAGGAGCTCAAAAAATTAGACGTGGGCCGCACAGGCTCAGCTACGAAGATGCGCGTTTGTTTAAAGCACCTGACGATGAGCTTTATATTCAATTCATAACTAGCTCATACGCGAGTAAATGGGACTCTTCAAATCATTTGTTAGTAAACCAACCTAAGGTGTGTGTAGGAAAACTAAACGAGTTTGGGGAAGCCGAAGATTGCGTGTACCCACCTGCCGGTCAAAACTTACAAAGAAACAAGCCTGAAAAAAACTGGTGTTTCTTTTCGGATAAAGGAAAACTTAAACTCCTCTATTCGACGATACCCATCGTAATTAAGACACCGGGACAAGAAGATAAAAATATTGATTCTTCGTCTTTAAAAAAAGTTGTAAGTGATTATCCTACTTTTAACTCTACGGCGCCTATAAACATTGGCGATGAGTGGCTTGTATTCTTCCATTGGAAGTACATGGCTTATGACGCTTCAAAACAAATTACATTCCTCTTATATCATTTAGGAATGTATACGCTAGATAAAGACATGACTAAAATTACCAGACAATGCACAGAGGCACTATTTAGTGGGTCAACGCACGATAATCTTATCTGGTGGACCGACTGCACAGGTCAGCCCGTATCTAAACAACCCGCTTGCATCTTGCCTTTTGGCGGAGATTACGTCGAAGAAGACGACACAATTGAACTAGCTATCGGAGTCAATGACTCTTTTATGGGTATTTTTAAGTGCCCGCTTGTAAACCTTCTCGGGTTACTGGAGCCGGTAAAATGATGCTGGATTCTTACAAGCAACAACGCTACGAACGCTTAGCTGAAACACTCGATGAATATATCGGGTGCTCTGGTGACGAATGCGGAATGGATTTCTTTATAAGAGACGTAAAGAAAGCACTCTTAGATA